CCAGAGTTTGTAGATATCTATTATGTTTATCCCAGGCAAACTGAATCTCATATTCTTTTTCCCAACCGTCGCTATGTAGGCCATTAGTTTCCTTTTCGCGCTTTAGGTGTTCGGTAAGATCATCTCGGTCCCTTACCCATGCTATTTTCATAGATCGGGCGATGTTATAGCTTAGCTGTTTTATGCCCTCCCACAGGATATACAGCGGGCTCTTTGTCTCGATGTCCGCCATAAAAGCCTGCGCATCTTCGTCATCCTCAGGGATAAATCGGGAATACAACCCATGCTTCAGGTTTCCCTTGCCCTTCCCTACTCCAGGAGCTCCCCCATGCATCCAGCAGACTTCCTTGCCCCGTTCTACAGGGTTATGGCACTTCTTACCGCAGCGAATCGTCTTGCAAATTTGACTAGGATCCGGATCACTCAAAATAGCCCTGCGTTCTCTCCGAAGTTGGCCATATTCCTTCTGTTCGTCCTTGGTCATGCCGTCGATCCCAAGTTCATCTTCGAGGGCTCTGAGTTCGTTTAACCTGGCCTCTATCTGAATTAAATAAGCCCGAAGCTTTTCTTCAGGCCAATCAAGGAACTGTTTTTTGAGGTACTCCCAGGGGTGAAGTTTTTGTGTTGTCGACGTTTTTTCTGTGCAATTATTTTGTGTTGTTTTGTGTTGTTTTTTTGTGTTATTTTCTGTTGTTTTGGCCGGCTCTTTTTCCTGGTCCGGCATGAGCTTCTTAAAGGCATCCCGGGTCTGGTTGGGGTTTAGTTCTTTCGCTCTGGCGAATTCAGCGATACTCTTATATCTTCCCTGGTTGAACTCCAGGAATAGCTTTTTCCAATTATGCTTGGCTACACGGCCCAATCACCTCCACCTTCTTTACTGTCGCGAATTAATCTTTCTCAGATAAAGCTCTTCTCTTAACAAAAGTGTTTCTATTTCGATAAGCTTTTTTAAATCCTCTACCGTATCGATCTTAATTCTCCCATCCTGGAAGTCTTTAACCCACTGGGCAATACCGGCATGTATAATTTTCCTGTATTTATTCCTGTATTCAAGGACTGCTTCGAGGTCAGTTTCGGTACCACCCTGCCTTCTCTGATCACCCTCTGAACATTTGTTCTTATTGCCCATTGCCTTACCCCCAGCCTTCCGTTAAAATGGAAAAAGAGATAGTGGTCTATCAAAACCGTGGCCACGGTGCTTCCACTACCTCTCGCCAGGGGTACCTGGTTGTCTATGGGAGGACGTTGACACGTCCTCCTCTTTTATTATTCAAGCCTTTCAACTTTCTGCCCAGTCGATTGCTCCCACCTTTTAACTATGACATCACAATAAACAGGATCCAGTTCCATAAGATAAGCTATACGTTCAATCTGCTCGGCTGCGATCAATGTGGATCCTGATCCGCCGAAGAGATCCAGGATGATTTCATTCTCCTTGCTTGAATTCTGAATTGCCCTCGCCGGTATGCCTACCGGTTTAATGGTCGGGTGTTCGGCATTTCGCAGGGGTTTATTAAAATTCCAAACAGTGGCCTCTTTTCTGCCCCCGAACCATTGATGAGATGCACCGGGTTTCCAGCCGTACAGGATGGGTTCGTGCTGCCAATGATAATCCTGACGACCCATTACGATAGAATTCTTTGCCCAGATAATGCATTGCTTCAACAGCCATCCGGATTCGATCAATGCTCTGCGGAAGTTCAACCCTTCTGAATCCGCATGGCAAATATAAACCGCCCTCCCCTGGGCGGTAAAGGCAAACATATTCGCAAAGGCATCGAAGAGGAATTTGTAGAACTCGTCATCGCCCATCTTATCGTTCTTAATCTTTAAGGCATCTTTTGTTTTGCCACTATAATCGACATTATACGGTGGGTCCGTGAATACCATGTGCGCCAACTTGCCTGCCATTAGTTTATCTACGTCCGATCTAACTGTGGCATCACCGCACATTAGCCGGTGCCGCCCAAGCTGCCAGATATCCCCTGGTTTAGTGATCGGTTCGTCTATCTTACTGACTTCTTCCTCAACATCGAAGTCATCTTCTGCTACGTCGATTGGATCCCTAAACTGGCTTATGAGTTCCTCAAGTTCATTCTCATCGAAACCGGTTATCTCGATGTCAGATAGATCTACGTCTAATTCTACCAGCAGGTCCTTTAGCTTAGGCAGATCCCAGTCGCCGCCAGTTTTATTGAGGGCCAAGTTTAAAGCCTTCTCTTTTTCTTCCGGCAGATCAACCACAGAAACCTCAATCTGTTCATGCCCCAGCTCACGCAAAATTTTAAGCCGCTGGTGTCCACCCACCACGCGGCCTGTTCGTTCATTCCAAACTATTGGATCTATGTAATCAAACTCTATTATTGATTTCTTAAGCTTCTCATATTCTGGATCACCAGGTTTTAAATCCTTGCGCGGGTTGTAGTGTGCTGGGTTGAGTTCTTCTAGATGCTTTGTTATAATTCGCATTTTGATTTCTCCTGAACTATGCATGAAAAAAGAGCCCGAAGGCTCAGTTTATGATATGTGTTCTTCTTCTAGACAATTATGGCCTTCACATTTTCCGGGAGATAGTCGATAAACTTCCTGTAATTAGTTTTTGATGCGGTTTCGGCCATTACGTAAAACCTGAGAAAGGTATCTTGAACATCCTCTTTAGACTCTACGTTGTACGTTTCATAGTACCTTAACGTTAACTCAGTAGCTACATCTAAAGGGTTTCTTTGAATAGGGGTTGGACTTACTTTTATATCATCCGCCACATTAATCACCTCCCTCCAATCTACTCACTTCGACAGAAGGAAGGTTTTTCCTTGAAACATATTCCGACATTTTCCAACAACAAACCGACTAGCAAATACCTATTAACTGCCAAAGTTCCTTAAGCTCGATAATTATATTTTCTTTCTGGTATAATATTGATGAGCGGGATAATTATTCCTAGGAGGAATATATGGAAAACAAAGATCTATTTAAACCAGGCCAAATAGCAACTGATTCAGGTCAATATGAGATAGTTGGCCCACGTGGTAGAAAAACCAATCAAGAACGAACTGTAGTAGCGAAAGAGCCGTTTCCCCCAACCCCAAAGCCCAATTTAAGATATGCCCTTGTTGACCCAACTAAACACAAAAACAATAAAAAATAACTTCTAAACCTTATTAACCATCCCGCTCATTTTTTTACAAATAGAAAATACCCGCCGATAACGACGGGTAGCTATTATGATAATAACATTCGTTCGCATAAGTTGCAAGATATTTATGCCAAAATGTACCTATCCACTGGCAAAGGTTTAAACGCTTTTTTTCTTTTCTTAAACTTAGATTTGCTACCGCCCTTTATCTCCGCTGGCCCAGGTGGCAATACCGGTTTCTCCGACGTCCTCCAATGCATCGCGCACAACCCTTCCGTCAACGGCTGGAATCGTTTTTCATTCTTTACTGGAGGCGCTTTCTCTTCCTCTTCGTTCCCAAACCATTCGCCGCAACCAGTTGGGCACTTCCAGATAAACTCCTCGTTGCTCACCATCGGCTTCCCACAATCCGGGCACAACTTCTCCGCTAAAGCTACAGTTCCCATCCCCCGCACCTCCTGGACAAGATTTCCTCAGTTGTGATAAACTAAGGTTGTTAGAACCTTTATCCAGGCCCCGCAAGGGGCTATTTTATTTAGCCTTCTTCAGGCCTTTAAGCGTCTCGGGAGTAGGATAAAACACATTAACCCACTTTCGTTTTCTTTTCTCTCTAACAAACAAAGCCCAAGGGTATTGTGCTTTTGGTCTAACGTCAACAAGAGTTCCTTCCACCTCGTAAGGTTCTCCTAAAATATTCAGCACTGTAACGACAACCTTATGGCCAATCATCGCCCTGGCATCCTGCTCGGTGAAAGGGAGCCTAGAAATCTTCTCTTGCATCCTCTCGTCCATCTGCCGTTTGAGGTTTTTGCATTGCTCATCCAGACTATTAATAACGACCACGTTATATCCTCCTCAGCGTTAATCATGCAAGGACTATTTTATTAGTTATATCTAACATCGCTACGCTTTTGTTTCTTCTCCGCCCTTACCATTCTCAAATGCTGGGCAGCAGAGAAAGACTTAACCGTTTCCTTTTTGCATTGATTCTCCCAGTACCTGCATCTGTCGGAACAATACTTCCTTCTCCCGGACGGTAAGCCTTTATCGCATCCCCTATATTGGCATTTCATGAATGCCTCAATCCTCCCCAAACCTCCAGATCATGCTTTGCTCTCCCGCCGGCAGCTGGCTTGTCCAGCCTATTCTCATACTCGACCCGGGTAGCTTCAAACACGATCCGCACATCCTCAGCGGTGACCTTGGCACCTAGGTTTTCAGCTATCACCGCTATTTCTCTGCGCCTTGCTGTAGGTTGTGCCTTGCTGTAGGCTCCCCCTCGTTTAGCCATCTTCTTTCTTCCTTCTCCTATCCTCAAACTGCTTGCTTGTCGATTCAGCTAACAACTCTTTGAGGTAAATACCGCGATGACAATGTGGGCAGCAAGGAAGCAATTCATTTTTGTTGCGGTACTTTTTCTCTAACTCTTTTATAACAACCAAAAATGGTTTGTAACTTTCTATTTGTTTGCGTTGCTCCAATAAACGTCTGTTTTCTTCTACCATCCGTTCTCGATTATAGGCTAAGTCATATATTGCCTCGTATGGATCTACCCTGGCCCCGCATTCACCGCATAGAATAATTTTGTTTGTTGGATCCACAACAAAGGTTCTGTTGTAGCATCTGCACTTCTTGTCTATGTTGCGGTTGATTCTTAATACTTCAAGTTCGATTACTTTGTCAGGCAGTTTATCCATTCTGGCTCTCCTGCATCAAGATCTTTTTAGCCTCTTTGTGGATCTTTGTCTTAATTTCGGCTCCGCTTAGTCCATCGGTTTCCAATGTCAATCTATCCACATCAATCCCGATAGGTGGCAATTCTTTTGAGTGATACTCAATCAATCTCTTGCGCTCATTTTTCCCAGGCAACTCCATTATCACAGTAGTAAACCTTCGCCAAATCGCGGTATCAAGCAGGTGCCCGTGATTCGTAGCGGCAACCAAAAGGGATTCAGGCGGAAACATATCAATGTTTTGAAGGAGATTGATAACTACCCGGGACATCTCGCCAACCTCTTGATCACTCCCGCCTCTTTCTTTACCTATAGAATCGAATTCATCTAGGAAAAGAACCACAGGTCTTTCGCTCGCCACCTCAAATACTTTACGAATATTACCGCCGGTACTACCCAGATATGAGCTTATCAGGCTATCCCATCTGACAAAAACCAGGTCTAGGTCTAACTCTCCCGCTATGGCCATGGCCGTCCACGTTTTCCCTACTCCAGGAGGTCCACTAAGTAATATTTTGTTTAGAACCTCAAGACCATATTTACTCAATACTTCTCTGCATCTGAACTCCCTAATGACCTCTTTGATAGTATCAAGTGTCTCAATCGGGGCAATTACATCATTCAAAGTTATACTCGATTGCCTGATCTCGACCATGTTATTATTATGCTTATTTAAAGCCGTTAGTTCGTGCAGTGGCTTAACTGTGTATCCTTCGCGCTTCTTGCCTGAATATTGGTTTAGCGTTGCTTTAATTTTGTTGGCTGATATTTCTTTTCCGGCCGCCATTTCTGCTGATATGATTCGGTCAATTACGTTGTGAAAATCATCTTCGGTTTGATAATGGGCCTTAATCAGATTTTGGATATCGGAATATTTCACTCACTATTACCTCCCTCACTTAAGTACCACAGTCACAACGTCCCAACCGCCATACATTGACGGTACCGCTCGTGCCTTAATCCCATCTATCTCAACCTCAACAGCTCCGCCGGGAATGGTTTGCATCCCCATCCTAAGCTCATCAAACAGCTTATTTCTGATCCGATGTTTGATCTTACTGTCAAGCTCCGCTTCTCCCCGTTCCTCAAGCCGAAACGCTGCGTGATTTGTAAATCTAGCTCGTTGCAACTTCCTCCCCTCCCTGATAACAGGATCTTATCAACCAGCACTAACACCTATTTGCCGACCATAATAAATGGCGTTCAGGCGTTTATATAGCTCTTCCATTTTTCTAGGTTTAACGGTGCCAGGCCAACGCTCCAATAACGTTTCAATCCCCAAGAGAGTTTCCCAGAGCTCTTGCTTGGACATCTTTATAATTTCGCCACTTTCAACCTGTAGTTCATACGTGTTGCTCATAACTACCGCCACTCCCCTACGGCCACCAATCTTCCTGGCCTATAGCCACAATCTTTGTCCCAGAACAGCCCAGGGTACAAAGCTGTTACTTTGGCCCTGGCCCGGTTAAGCTTCCTCCACCGTCTGCGTTTTCTCATGGTTGTCCTCCCCTCCCTGAAAGCTTTTTTACCCCCAAACAATCCCCAAGCCGCCACAGTTATTGCAGACTAGCAGAACGGTTCCCATTCCTTGACATACCGGGCACATAAGCGGGATCAATTGAAAACTGTACGGCTGGGTTGGTGATTCCTCTACTAAGGGCTTGAAATCTACGCAATCAAACTGAGGATCCAGCCAAGTCTCTGCCCATTTCTTTATGGTTTTTGCAAGCATAAAATCTTCACCAATTGAGGTAAAATCAATCATTGCCGCACCCCTTTGGATCTATAACAGGATAACTAAAATCATGATTCAGTGGTTCTTCTGCCCATTGTTTAGTTTTGTCCTCTTTCTGAAGTTTTTTCCAATCACATTCGGCTTGATAAAGCCCTTCAATCTTTGCTAACCTCACAATTTCCCTCTGAAAGTCTGCCGCCTTCTGTAAGGCCTCGTCTCGTTGCGCCCGGAAACAATTCATTTCTTCCACATGATGTTGATTTAGCATTATATAATCACGTTGCAATTGTTCTAATTGTATTCTTAAGCACCTTATATACTCTGACTCGGGCAAAGGAGGCTGGTTTACAATTATTTGCTTATCTATCCTCCACAACCCCGCGTCCCGTTCCGCCCGGTACTGTGCAAGTTGCTCCTGCAACTGCTCAATATAACATTCGACAGGGTAAACCCTAAACGCACCATCCACAGCTTCAGGCATAGGTACTTCTTCAGACCCGCCATCCCAATATTCCAAAAGGAACTTCATGCTATCGATTAACTTACACGACTTGGCCATTCGTTCATTCATTAAAGGCTTTGGTTCGGGTTCTCTACCAACAACAATGGCCCCAATCCCTTTGATTAATCTGAGCCTGATGCTCATCACTTCATCCAGCCTTTCTCCTTGATCATTCCTCAACAAACTCAATCTCTGGGTACCGGTAAAGCAGCATCTTTTTCTTGATGAGATAATCCTTAGTTCGGTACCCCTTTGTGTCGATCACGACAACCCTACCATCCGGATGAGTCACCCTGAAATCCGCCCGGTACTTGACTGGCCTTACCCATTTGCCATCCTTATCTCGGTACCCAGGCTGCAGTTCAAATTCAGGTTGAAGTTCATAGCTCAGTATTTCCCCCGCTCTTTGGAGCAGCTTCAAAGCAATGTATTTCTGAGCTTCTTTTCGGCTATCGAAGGTGATGCCGTCGACGGAGACCTTACGAGAGTTGTACTTGCTTTTCTTTCTGGTACCAGGATTAATGCCTAAAGCCTTGGCCTGTTTTGAACTAATCCGAATCATCGGCAATACTCCTTGACCCTTTTCTTTTCGGCTGCATGCCTGTTTCGCTCAAAGTGCATCCGGTAGCACTCTGGGCACAGGTCATACGCTTTACCGCTCATTAGCAAAATGAATACAGCCGATTTTCTTCCGCAGGCAAAACAACGGATTTGCATCACCAAGCCACCTTTACTGCCCATAATTCATGGGTTTAACTTTGCCCTTAGAGTTATCCAAGGTTTGTCCACAATTTATCCACAGACTTCACCGTCAATAGTCATGCGCCCTTTACGGTTTCTAAGGGCGTTAGCACCCAACCGCAATCTATGCACTTATCCACATAAAATCCCGTAATAACCTTGCAATTATCATGTTTACAGCCTGGCTTCTCCAACGCTGGTTTCCAATGCCTGCAATAATCTAATCGCGTCTTTCTCCCCTTCTCCCAGGCAAGTTTACAGGCGAAGTCGTAGATCTCTCCGCAGACAACTGTTCTAGGTTCAGAAGACGCACAATTAGCACAGTATTCAGGTTCACCCGTCAAGGTATCACCGCCCCTCAAATTGCATACAGATCGCGGTATTTATCCTCTTTGCTCCCACCACCAGGCCGAGGATCAGCAGGTGGATCGTGGGTCTTATTGCTTTTTCGCCCGGCCTCATGCTCCTGAATTTCGCGAATAGTTTTCAGGTTCTGACCGGACCAGCTACTGAGTATGCCCTGTATGTACCGCAAGGTTAACTTCCCAGCGGTCACTGATCTTCTAAGGGCCTCTATAACTAGTTCTGGTCCGTAACTATCACCAAGAATTAAAATTTCCTGCGTTTCGATTGATGATGGCGGTCTGCCAAACTCTTTCTCAAATATTTTAACTAGCCGGGTAGACTCGTCGCTGGGTTGTGCCGGTGGCGGGAGCGGATCTTCAAACTTAGTTAATTGGTCTTGATTAATACCACCACCGTTATTAATGTTTTGTTTAGTTTTGTTTAGTTTATTTAATGCGGGCGGGTTTAGGCCGTCACTAGGGACAGATAAGCCCGTTTTAAGGGGAATGATTCCCGTAATACCACTCTCAAATGATATAATGCGGTATTTACCTGCTTGCTTTTTCCCCTGACTTACATACTCAATGCGACCTTTTAGACATAAATCATTGCGCTTTCTGTCCAAAGTTTTTCTGTCAATACCTCCAAGTTTGGCTTGCAATGTCATATTGGCCACCGTAAACCACACTGACCACCCGCACTTATTGTTTATGGCCATAAGATGATGCCATAAAGCTTGTTCGGTTGCATCACACTGATTTGTTTCGAGCCAATCATGAAAAGCCAAAACTTCTTTGAGGTAGTTCATTATTTGCCCTGCGCTTTCCTGAAGTTAATAATCAAATCACTTTGCTACGAATACATATCTCTACCCTACCCACACCCTGATCAACTGCCCCAGCAGATACAATGCTGACCAAGTAAGTACTATATAACCCAAATATGGCTTGTCCCCGACCACAACATCTCCTCCCTTGGTTAAAACAGTGCCAGCTGCTCCTCTTTTGCAGCCATGGGTTTTTCTTTTCCCCTCTTCCCCGATGACTGACCTTTCAGCGCAGCTCCTGCCCCTGCAGTATTTAAAAGCGTTTTCTTAAGAGCATCAAAACCCCCAAATCCCCCATCAGAAAGGATCTTACAAAACGCATCCTCTACCGGTATCCCTTCAGGAGTAATCATACTTAAGATTCCAGGTACGTTTTCCATAACAAAGGATTTAGGTTGAATTTCGAGTATCAGCCTGGCAAAATCAAACACCAGGCTATTCCTCGGATCCATGACATCCCGTTTGCCAGAGGTGCTAAACCCTTGGCATGGAGGGCCACCAAAAACACAATCAATATCACCATGCCCCAGACCCAAGATGTCAAGTATTTCTTGGCCGCTAAGTTTGCGAACATCGCCCATCCAGAAGTGTTTAACTGGGATCCTATCAGGACGATGGCTAATCCATCCGCTACCCGAAAGTGGCATACTGGTTACTATTCCGTTGTTGGCTTTGGCGTTACGTTTAAGCCCATTTTGAATAGCTTTTTCGAGCCGATCTTTATCGGTGTCATCAATGAAGTGGATGTCTATTGGGCGGCTGCCAAGGTTAGCCATATAGGTTATCGCTGCATGTTCATCCCAGTCAACCGCGGCCACCACATCAAACCCCGCTTCGATGAAACCCAGGCTAAACCCGCCAGCTCCACAGAAGAAATCTATCGCTTTGGGTCGCTCCTTGTGCGGCATCCATATCCCAGAAGGGTGATAATCAAACAATTATTATCCTCTCCCTATCCAACCATCCATTTAGGCGGCTTCGAAATCTCCTGCCCTTGAGGCTTCCACAGATGCAGACAATACGGATGGCGATTGACGTAATCTTCTTTTGCCGGGTGGTACTGAACTACACATTCGTCCTCGTGCCAAAAGACGTCCTTGATGTAGCACATTTCTTCCCAAGTGCAGCAGCGGATTGGGAAGCTTACTGAAACATGGTCCCAGCCTCCTCCCCAGCTGAAAACTACGAATGCATATTCCTTACTGCAAGGGAAACGGACATGGGCTAATCCGCCATCTTCCCCTAATTTTTCGATAAACAACCTTTTGCTTTTCCTGATTTCACCTAAACTCCGCATCTTTTCTCCTCCATTGGTAACTGAAGAAACATTTACCAATTCAAAAGCTAAAAAATAATAAGGTTGGTAACCAGAGGACAGTTCAAACAGCTACTTTGACCCCGCGCCTTTTCAATTCTCGAACCAATTCCTTGGTTTTAGATAATTCAATTTGCTGCCTTTTAACAATGTACTTCTCTGGTTTTCTATCTTGCTTTACCCTGCGCTTAATCAAGTCTTCCTTGGTTAAGTCAAACAATTGAAAATCAGCAACATTTGTGTATTCAAACGCATTAAGAAGTACCCACCACATATTGTTGATATTGTGATAAACCTTGCCCCTCACTAATCTCCCAGTCCATCGATCCCGAAAATACTTGGTTTCGCCATTGAAAATAGTCTTTTTATCTCTATCTGTGTTGTTGCATGAATACTCTGGGGTTTGGCCATTGAGGTTCTCTAGTTCAAAATCATCCATGGACTTTTGAGGATGATGCCAAGAGCCAACAAAGTGGTATTTTATTTTGTCTTTAGCAAGCTCATAAACAGGTTCTGAGTTATCCTGATAACCTAATTTTTCAAGGAATTCTTTAATGTGTCTGACTTCATTTCTGAACAAAAGTTTGATTAAGTAGGGCATTTTTTCGTATTTATGAAAGTCGTAATAACCGCCGCTTTTATTCTCGAAAACAATATTCTGGTAAAAGTTAATTTCGAAACCGGCAGGATAGCGACTCGCCTTAAACTCCAAATCTTTCTTACGGCCGTACCAATGATCTTTATTAAGGATTTTGTAGTTTTGCTCAATATCTGGATCGCGTCCGATCTCAAAACCACGGTCTTTCATAAAATTTAAAAGTCTATGCAATGTCGCATGATGGCTAATGCCTTTTTTAGTTTCGTTTATAAAGTAAATATCAGTGTTAAATACTCTGAAATGGGACATATATTCACCCCTCCTAAAACTCAAATACCAATTGTCCCTTTGCCGATTCCTCCCACAAATGCATGTAGCAATTCGAGAAGCAAGCTGACTCCCTACCTGTATGGCTGCAGATGCCTATTCCAAATCTAAAACTTTCGGCGGAGAAAGCCGCCAAACCAGTCTGCATCCAAAACTTGCAACTACCGCAGGCATACCAGTGATCTGGTTTCACTTTAACCTCACTTGCCCAGTGTAAAAATCGACCAATGCTATAGTTTCTCGGTACTTACCCAGATCTACGACTGCATACCGCTTATCCACCGCGACTATTCTGCCTTTCTTAGTGCGCCAGCCACTTACTTTACCCATCTTCGTAATATTAACTTCCCACTCAATCCATCTGCCTACCTCGATATTCTCCGGCCAGGTAAGATTCCGCGATACCAACGGTTTACCTCTTTTATTCTGCCTGGCAATAAGGTTTAGCTCAGTGATCTGAGGATTTTTGCTATGCATCTTAAGATCCGCTAATTGAGTTAAGTTCATGACCACCCTCCCCTCTAGCTCGATCCGCTACCTTGAATATCCGAAGTATCGAATCCGGGGCAACCCGCAAATTACCACCGTAGCGCATTTTAAGGAGTTCAATCTCGTCTAGCAGTGCCTGCACCTTGTTCGCCCGATCCCGCCAACAGGTTATGCAAAGTCCTTCTAGCTCTTTCAACCCACTTATTTTTGTGTTACTTCCGCAGCTTTGGCACATTAGGAACCACCTCCTATAGCGCAGTGCCGTGCATTACCACCCGCCGTTAACTAAAACTAGCTTCTGGTTCTGCTTCAACCTCGACTTCGTCATCCTCTAGATAATCCTCGTCGATCTGAATGTCTACATTATTTTGATAAAGCTTCAGTAGGTAAAGCTTAAATGAATCAAGATGACGCAAAGAACAAATGGAAGAATCAATTTTGTCATTAAGGTGCCATGCGTAACTTGCAAACTTTGAAATGCGTACTTCACAGTTAAGTTCCTCGTCCTCTTTGCATTCGAAAATGATCTTTGCATGTTTAAAATCGCTGTTGCTCCAGCTTCTTTTTTCTTCATATTCAACTTCCATGGTCACATTAAGATATCCATAGCAAGGAGTATCATCGGTATTAACTTCAAGCTCGCCGGTGTCAACTTCTTTCGCGGCATACTTTTTAAACTGCTCAAAAATATCCGACACTTTAACCACCTTGGGGATGTCGCCTTTAACCATTAGTTCTTTGAAGTTTTCAAGGATTTTTTTATGGTCCAGTGCTGTTTTCTGGAGAATTTCAGTCAAAACGCAGTCCAATTTAACGATATATCGCGAATAATCGTAGGAGCTCAGTTGCTCCACCATAACCTCTTTGATTTTCCTTTCGATCACCTTGGTAACATCGCCGAAAGTTCCCGTTAGATTTTCCAGGGCTTTGTTAATACTTTTTTCAAGATTCTCGGCAACTAATTTTTCAACAATGCCCTCCTGTAATTTTTGGGCAATTACATCCTTAACTTTATTTTCAATGGTCATAAAAATACCTCGCTTTCTTATAGGAATTACAACATACGCATAATTGGGAAGGCATTACCGGCATCCCACCTCATCCCAGTTCCACAACCCGAGTCGCCCCTTTGCGGGTACCGGCACAGGCAACATCCGTACATCCTCAAGGATCCAGGCGTAGCGACCAGGAGAATAATCCCCAAAAGCTAACTCATTGCCGTTTACTTCAATTAATCTGTTCCCAGCTTCCAGGAATGCAGTGTTAACTATTTTACCGCCTCGCCTGACTAGCCGTGTGCCTTTAATTTCAAAACAGTCAACCAGGTTACAGGTGGCGATTACGGATCCGAGAGGCATAATGCTCCGGGTAATTCCTACCTCGCGGAACAATCGCCCTGCTGCGTTTTTCAGCACACTGCAGAAAGGCTCTTGACCGCAAATATAATCTTTCCCACGCATGTGGATGTATTTGTTGTCTTTGCTCGCGTGAATAGCCAATGGCCCTCGATAATCTGTCTTCCATGACCTAGTCTCAATTTTCTTTGCCTTGATGGCTTCCAACGTTGCCCAAGGCTGTTGTACAGTTAAAGCTTTCATCACGCTACCCTCACCTCTGCGCCTTGTTCCCCAGGCTCAAAGTATATCTGCTGTTCAAATGCCGCTTGGGCCTCCTCGATGTGAGTGATGACCAAGGTTTTCCTAAACCGATCCGCTACCGCTTTAATTGCATCGAGGACCAGCCCCCGGTGCTCCGCATCTTGACTCCCCAAACCCTCATCAATAGTCAGCCACTCCACCCTGGATCCTGCTCTCCTAGCCAGCAATTCTGCCAATGCAAACCGAATAGCGAAATCTATCCGCAGCTGCTCTCCGCCGGAAAAGGTTTCGTATGGCCGTTCCCCGTGCCAGTCACCAACAATGATATCTAAAGTCTCAGTCCGGCCATCCTTGCTCTTTAACTCCCGTTGGGTCTCAAACTTAAGCGAGTTTTCCCCTTTTGACATCTGCCCCAGGATCTCATTCGCGATGCGTTCCAGCTCAGGTACCGCGTTTTCAATGATCAAAGCAGGGATCCCATCTCGTCCGAAGGCCTTGACCAGCGTCCTCCAGCGAACCAAGACTTTGGCTAGGGGTTTTATCTCGGCATCCAGCCGCTGGCTTTCCTCCTCGTCTTTGGCTAGGGATTCCAGCTGGGCCTTTAGCCCCCCGAATCTGGAGTGAAGTTCGTTCTGTTTAAGTTGAAGAGATTTGATTTCACCCTTTAGGTTTTCTGTTTTTGGCTCAATCGTTCCGAGATAAGCCGCCTCCCCAAGGAGCAGGCGCCGTTCATCGTCAATCTTCTGCCCCTGTTCCTCTTTCCCCACAATCTCCTGATCAAGCTTGGCAATGGCCTCTTTGGCCGTGGCTGCTAGTTGCCTTGCTGCTGGGAGTTCCTCTTTAGCCCTGGCCCACTCAGCCAGCTTCGGGAGTCTCATTTCCATCACAGGCAGAGGCTTCAACTCTTCAGCTAGAGTCTGGGTTTCACTCTTTTTGCTCTTCAGTTGTCGCTGGAGGCTTATAACCTCTTCTCTGCGTTGGGTCTGCTGTTGTTTCAGGTTTTCCAGTAGTTTAATCCTGGCCTCCAGTTGGGCAGCCTGTTCGGCTTTGGGTCGGAGTTCTACTGCAAGCGATTTCAATCTGTGATGCTCCTGGATGTTGTAGCCAAGGCTGTCTCGTTCGGAAATTAGAGTAGCCCACTGCCCTGAGTGCGGATTTTCGGACTCCTTAAGGTTCTTTATTTCAGCTTCAATACTTGGTATTTCCATCTGCGCTTTAAATGCTATTTCTAAAAGCGGGCAAGTGCCGACCAAGGGGCCTCCCGCACAAGGCACTTGACGTATTGTTGACGACTGCTCCTGTTTATTTTTCAGACTAATCCCCAGCTGGGATAGACTATGTTTGTTTGTTTTGTTCCAATCGACGACTTTCTTTTCAAATTCAAGTGCCTTGTTATTAAACTCGTTCCAGGTCTCCTGCAAGCGATCGATTACCTCAAGTTGGGAAAGGGTTCCCTTATATTCCCCCGCAGCTTTTTCCAACTCCGCCCTGTTTGCTAGCACTGCCTCTGCTTCGTGGATCTGAGCGCCCAACCGCTTAAGCACTGTTTCCATCCTGGATATATCCTGCTCAATATGTTTTTGTTCAGCATCCAGTTGTGCGAAACGCGGCTTCTTGACCTTTAGTATGGCAACCTGTTCTTTTATCTGCTCATACTCCGCTGATTTCTCTAATATCTGACTTTCGGCCGCCAGCATTTTATTAGCTCTGTTCAGTTGTTCTTTGAGCTTCCACTGCTCTTGCTGTTTGCCTGCAATATCCCCGGCTAAACTATCAAACTGCCTATAAAGGTCTTGGGCCTTTTCGATCTTTGTTTGAAGCTGCCTGACCAACTCCTGAGAGTCTAAGAGTTCTTTTTCCCTCTCTGCAATATCTCCGGCAATTGACTGCAGTTGCTCCTCCACAAAAATAAGTTCAAGCTCCAGATCCGGTTTGGCCTCAAGCCGCTTCTCCAGTTCGCTCAACTTCAACTTTGCTTTTTCTAGCTCCGCGTTGGCTACCCGTTCCTTCGCCTTAGCCACTTCCTGCAATCTCTCATATACCTCAAGCCCGAGAATCTGTGCTAGGATGGATTTTCTTTGTCCTGGAGGCTTACTAGTAAACTCATTGGCCTTCCCCTGTAGGATCATGCTCGACGCTGTAAATGTTTCGGCATCCAAATTAAGCAGCTCGCGAATCCGCTCTTCTGTTTCGCGGATTGTGGTACCCGACTCGCTGACCCACTGGCCACCGACCAGGTGCTGCAGCTCAAGTGTGCTCTTGCCCTTACCCTTCTTAGACCTGGTTCGAGTAGATCTATATATTTCGCGTCGATGCTCAAAATCAAAGACGACGCCCATCTCTTGGGTACCTGTGCGGACCATATCGTCTACGCTACAACCGTTCTTAGTAGTACCGAACAAAGCAAATATGGGGGCAATTGTAAACAGCGTACTTTTCCCTGCTCCGTTAGGACCGCAGACAGCGGCCAGAGTAACATTAGTCAAATCTATATCAGCATGGGCTATTGCACCGAAATTAGTCGCTTCAATTCTCAACGGAATCATGCAGCCACCTCCTCGAGCAAGTTTGCCGTCATGTTCTGCAGCATCGCGGTCTCATCCGTGGCAATCCCCTGCTGCTCAGACCATTTTGCCAGAGCCTCGACCGGCCCCATGGACTCGGTAACCTCCTGATCCCGGGCTCGATCCATCCGTTGGACATCGGCTTTTATTTCGGATATAAAGAAGGCTCCGGCTTCATGCAAGGCTTTCTCC